GTAACGACCAATACGGTAAACGGCATCGTCAAACGAACCGCCAGATTTTAATGTATCCAAAGCCATCGGCAAACGAACAGCACGCTCAACAAAATCATTACCCTTGGCAAAAGCATCAGTCAAACGATTCTTCTGAACCTTCTGCAACACTCTGTGCGCAGCGCCACCATTGATTATAGGTGACTTAAAATCGTCAGCAATACCACGACCAGTAGCCTCGGCACCACGCAACGCATCTTCCCACATCTTAATCTGCGCAGGGTCCGTAATGTTCAAACCCTTGGGTCCAAGCCAACCAGAAACACCATGCTTACGCAACGCCTTAGTAGCCTGCAAACCAAGACGCATATTCTCGGTAGATACACCAGCGACACTGTTCATAAAGGTAGCCGACATAGCATTACGCACCAAGAACCCCGTGGACATAGTGGCATAAGTTTTAAACGCCTGATGATATTCCATGTACGCACGGCGGAACATTCCCCACTCGGCACGGTTAGCAAGACGGTCAATATTGGGCATCATAATGGCAGCCATCTCAGGCGGTATCTGCACACCCAAGCCCTCAAGAACATGCCAACCTGCTTTAATGTCGTCCCGTAAAACAGAACCAACAAGTCCTTCCATCGCTGCGGCACGCTGCTGTATAATGTCAGGTATAACAACACTGTCCAAATAAGCCAACTGCGCCTCATCAGCACCCAACTGTGTAGTCACTCGCTCCCAAGCCTTCTTAACAGGAGTGTTTTCCAACTTAGCAGTAGCGTCAATACGGGCGTTGACTCGTGTAGCCCACGCCCTTGAATCTGTCCCTGCCTGCCCCATCGGAGGGTCAAAAGCGATTGCGTGTGAGATATTATCAATATCGGCACGCAATGCGTCACCAGTCTTTTCAGTCCAACGCTCAAGCACACGCCTAGAATCAAGTAGCGTGGACAACCGAGCCTCTTGCTCCGCTTTACGCTTCAACACACTTTCAACAGGCTGACCAGACATTTTAGCGATACGGTCATTCAACAACACAATAGAGTTGTTTAACTTCTCTTCCTTCTTGTTGAGAATAGTTATAGCCCGTTCACGAGTAACCTTGACCTTCCTGCCTCCTTCCATAATGTCAACCAAACCAGAAGCCTGATACTCGGCATATGATTTTTCGGCTGCTTTCATACGGCGAGAACCCTGAGACTTTAAGCCACCAACCTTGCCAGAAACACCCTGAACCTCAGCACGAACAGCATCACGAGCCACCAACGCACTAGACAACTCATCACCAGCAGACATGACCTGTTCCTGCATTTGCATCGCCTCAAACGAGGCGGTATGCAAATCACCATCAGTAATAGACTGAATAAACTCATCACCAGCAGTGAAATGAACAGGAGCAGTAGTGCCCCTCATCATCTCATCAGTTAAATTCTTCTGCCCATAAATACCAGCATAATTAAAACGGTCAGGCAACAACAAAGAATAAGCACCATCAGCCATGGCATTATCAGAACCATAAACAACACCACTAGGAAACAACAAAGGTTTACCCGTGTTACCGACACCTTCTTCAACCATGGCACGCATAAAGTCATTAAGCATCTGCCCACCAACAATATCGCTATTCTCAATATTGGCACTAGCAGCCACATCATCAAAAATATTACGCAACACATCAAAAGAATCCAAATGAATAGAATCAGGAACAACACCATCAAAAACCTGATGTTGCATAGAAGTAACCATAGCCATCAAATCAGACAACTCAGGATAAACTTGTTCAAACATTGGGTCAATGTCTCCACCCTCAAGCAAGTCATCAAAAGTGGACTTAAAGATTCCCTCGTTGTCCAAGCCTGCCTCTCGCAACGCAAACGCAACCGCATCACCAACTCCACCCTCAGGGTCCCAAAACTCAGAGAACACCTCAGGTTGGCGCATGTCCAGAATCTGGTCAGGAGCCATAGCATGAACAGCAACACTGTCAGGAGCAGTCAAGAAAGCATTTCTTGCTGCAGCCATCTCATCAGTAGTTAAATCAGCCCCACCAGTAATTATAGGTCGTGTTGAAACAACACGATACATAGGGTCGGTATTGGGGTCAAACGGGCGAACCACAAGGTCGTCAGCAACACCATAAACAAGACCGTCCTCACTATAATCAGCCTTGAATTTAACATCAGCCAACACAGTGTGACCATCAATCTGCTGAGACAAAACTGCTTCTAAGTCACGCAAATCATTCATCTGCTGCGGGTCAACATTTATAATGTCACTAAGTTGTTCCTGCAATCCAGCCATCTGCTTCTCAAGTTGTTTCAACTGTGCAGAATCAGAAATGCCAAGTTTACGGTTAACATTGTCCAGCATCCTAGACGCACTAGGAATACGCTTAGCGTCAGGATTTAACTGCAAATAAACAGCCTTGAGAGAATCATGCGCAACAAGTTCCGTAGCCTTACCAGCGTCAATAGCAATTTTCATATTGCCAATATCTTCAATAAGGGCTTTATGGATGTCAAGGAAAGCACCACGGGCTGCTTCACCTTTGGCGGAAGCCAAAACATACGCAGCCGACAAATCTTTTTCTATTTTAGCAATTTGGGCACGGACAACAGCAACCTTAGAATCAATAACTCTAAGTTCTCCAGCCTTAACACCTAACGCTTTACCAGCAAACGCCACAACATCATTAGCAGACTTAACTGCAGCCTTGGCACCGCCGTTAACGGCTGTAGCCAACGCCCGACGAGTCTTTAAAATGTCAGCATGAATACCAGTAAGGTTCTTAACCAGCACAGCATCAGGCACAGCCTTCTTGTTTATAATCTGGGCAACATCCCCACCGAAATCCAACAAGCGACGAACATACGCTTCACGCCCACGAGCAGTAGCCATACTATAGGCGTAACTGTCCGCAATAGATGCAATGTCCGTGTGGAAAAACTTAGAATCGGGAATACCAATAGCCTTAGAATAAATACCGTTTAGTTCATCAATGGTTCCAGTGAGAACGGGTTCGTTCATAAAGGTAACTTTTTCAAGTGTTCCGTCAGGCATAACTCGTGGCTTGCCTACTTTACGGTACATAGCAGCACCACTGTTGGCACCAATTTCTGCTTGGGTTAAATCACCAGTACGGAAACCAAACTTGTTGAAGTTCCTGCTTTTATCTTTATACATCCAACGAAGTGCATCATCCGTAATACGGTGATGCAAGTAGTTGTCAACAAAACCAATATCAGTCATTCCAGCCGTATAATCAACATTGAACTTTTTGTAAACAGCGTTTACTTCGTCACGCAAACCATCTTGCCAAACTTTAAGTTTGTTTGCAAATTCACGCTTAATAGGGTCAGACTCTCTAGCCAGCAAATCAGCGTCCTCCACAAGACGGTGAATGTCGTTTTCAAATCCTGAGTCACGAATTTCTTTAATGGTGTCACGGAAACCATCAAGGTTTTTAGCATACGATACAGACCTGTAACCTTTTGCAGTGTTGGCTGCTGTATAGTTTGCTATCTCGTTTATAATCTGCTGGTCGTCCAAACCAAGTTTGCGTCCAGCACCAATAGTAGCCAAACCAACCCGTGAAGCAGGAGTAGCAGCAATACGAAGCGAACGACCTGCTGCAGTTTTGCCTACAACATCGCCAATGCCTGCACGGATATTACTACCAATACCAGTCTTACCAGAAATAGTCTTAGCAAGAATTTCAGTTTTAGGCACAACCTTGCCTGCAAAACGAATACCAAAATCTATGCCCTCAGCAGCACGCACCTCTTTAGGAATAACACTAGCGCCGTAACGCATAATGTCATCCAATGTCCCTGCCAACTGTGGGTACTTTGTTAGCATTTCGGTTGAACCGAACTTGACTGCAAGTGCGGTTCTTCCTGCTTTACCAATATAGTTTAACGACCCAACACCCATAAGGGTGGTAGGGTCAAAAACGATACCTGCACCAAGACCTATACCAGCATCAACAATCTTGTTTCCCGTAGGCATCGGCATAAAAGTTTTGTCTTTAGTTTGAGAAACAAATTCATTAAACGAACCTTTAGGTTTTGTGTCTTTTTTTGGTGCCTCAATAAACGGAAGCAAGTCAACAGCCAAACGAACCTTAGATATTGGGTTTCCAGTCATAGCCTCAAGCGCCGTACCCGCACCACCAAATACACTCTGGCTAACATCGTCTAACTCTGAAAATCCAGACTGCAAACCTCTGGAAACAAACTGTCCAGCATCACCCAGTTTTTTAAGTCCAGTACCAGTAGCCTCAACACCAGCACCAAGTGCTGCTTTAAGCAAGGACAACGGATTAGAAACAACAGACTTACTGTAGTCGCCCTTGTTGACCAAAGCATCCATGGCAGCAATAGCCTTGTTTTTTTCTTTCTGTGTCATTGTGCCAGAAGCAGCAATTCTAGCAACGGCTTTATTATATGAAGAGTTAAGTTTAGCGCCTTCTTCTGCAGGGCTAGACTTTAAACCACCTGCTTTAGAGGTGCTGTAGTTTTTAATTGCTGACTTACCAAAAGGGTCAACCTTGGCATCTCCGTTTTTACCAACAATAGTGTCTGGGTCAAACAAGTTAATCCTAGGTGGAGTTGACGCACCACCACTTTTTGTTTTGTTTTGTTTTGCTGTTGGGTTGGATTTCTCAAAAATGTTTTGATTATCGTCACCGCTACTAGAAAAAGGCGAACGGACAACAGCCATTATAGATTACCAAGATTCTTTTTAAGCAACGCACGAGTACTAATAGCAGAACTAGCCTTCTTTGACTTTTTTAATCCAGCAAGCAAAGAAGTGTTAAAGTTTTTACCATAAAAATCTAAAGCGTTCTGGTCAGTAACACCCTTGGATTTCATTAGTTTAAGATATTCTTTTTGTTTACTAGCAACAAAATCAGCATTGTCATCAGAACCAAGACCAGCAAGACCAGTAATTTTCTGTAGATAATCTTCACCAGCAGTATCAGAACTTCTAATACCAAGTTTCTTTTTTTGTTCATTAAAAGCAGAAAACTGTGATTTTTGTCTAGTTGCTTCAGTCTTGCGGAAAGATTCAATTTCTGTATCTTGTTCCATTGGTGTTAAAATGCTATTAACTTCTTCTTCGGATAAACCATAAACTTGTGGTGCAGCAGCAATGTTTTTTCTAAATGTTGATTTAGTCAAAGCAACTCCCGCAGGGCTAGTGTCTTTAGCAATGTTCTCCCAATAATCTTTAACCAAAGGTTGATACTTGGCACCCATTTGCATATATTTAAGTTGCACACTATTGGCAACCTCTGTTGGGTTATAAACATGAGTAGGGTCAAACTGCTGATACGGCGAAACCGCCTCACCAGCAGTCTCCTGAAACTGTTTAATCAAATTAGGCGAGGACAAAAAGGCAGAAAGGATTTGTTTTTGAGACAACCCTGTTGAGCCGATGTCTCCACCACTAGCCTGAATTACTGCAACAATCTGCGCAGGCGTTAGTTTTTTCTTAGCCATAATAAACCTCTATATATACCTTTAATGTTCTATTTTTTGGTGGTTTTGGCAACCCAATTTTTGCCATCCCAAGCCCAATTTTTACCCTGAGGACCATCTTTCCAAACTTGACCCTTGACTGGTTTCTTTGGTGCCTTAGCAAGATTCTCTGCCTTCTTTATAATCTGAGGCGTATCCTTAGGCTTAGGCTTGGTAGATACTGGAGGACCATAAGAAGCCGTTGTCTGTGCCCGTGTAGTAGCACCAGCCTGCTTGCCAGACATTAAAGAATCAATACCCTTAGTTAGCAACTGGTCCCTAATACCACTAGCAGTATTTACAGCACTAGTTTTATCTGCTTGAAGCCCAGATAATTCGCCACGACGATTGCTCTGAATACCAGCCCTATCTTGTCCTTGAATACTAGCCAATACGGCAGCCAAGTTTTGTTTGGCTGCAGCATCCGCACCTCGTGCGGAGTTCTGTAGCCCAGTATAATAATCGGTTTCAGCACCAGCCAACTGCTTGTTACTGCGTGTAAACATATCAGCAATTTGCTTAGCACTTGCAGCATCCATATTGGCTTGTTCCTGTGCAGACTGCCCAGTACCACCATAAGATTTAAGCATGTCACCCAAACCCTGCGTAGGTGCAGCAATATTAGAACCAACAACATCATTATAGGCTGTAGTGCCCTTTAATCCAGCCAACAAATCAGCAGTAGCAGTATTTATACTTCCAGTTGCTGAACCCCTCTGGGCATCAATATATTTCTGCAAATTATCAAGTTGTGCATCGTAAACAGCGTTAGTGTCTTTAACGCCAGTATCGTAAATACCACCAGCACCAGTTACGGCAGTATCATAACCAGTTTTGGCAAGTGCACCATACTGTGTTTGTGCATCAACACCAGCCTGTTCCTGAATACCAGCAGCCGCATTACCAGCCCTAAAAGAGTTAGCATCTTTAATTCTTTGCTGTTCCAGTTTTTGTGCTTCAGTTAAACCACCACCGCTACCGCCGTCGCCAAATATACTTTGATAAAGTGCTATTTCTGCTGGCGTAAGTGCAGCACCAGCCACAATTTTATCTACCATGGTTTGTGTTTCTGTAGGGTCATCAATGCGTGGCTGACCCGCCACGCCCTGACCTTGCATACTGGACCTAGGTGCAGGTCGTACAGGACCCTGAGGTGCAACCTGTGTGTTTCGTCTAGGTGCAGCAGGAGCAGTTGGCTTCTTAGGTACAGTAGTAGATACGGGCTTTACTGGTGTTGTCCCCGCTTTAGCAGGAACAGCCTTTGCAGGTACTGCTTTTGTTGCGGTGTTACCTGACAGTCCACTCATAAAACCACCCATACCAGCACTAGGTGCAGGTGTGGGGGTTGGTGTAGCCGCTTCGTATTTTCCCGTTCTAGGGTTGAATTTCATTTTCGGTGCCATAATACTCCTAGTAGTTGCCCAGAGATTTAATATCTACTGCGGTGTTTATAATGTTTCTGCTTTTTTCCAAACGCAAATCAGCCAAATAACTATCCAAATCAGACTGCTGACCAGCCTCATTGGCGGTTTGATTATTAAAATCTATATTTTGGTTTTCTGTTTCACGACCCAAATCTTTCTGCAAAGATTTAGCGTACTCCTCTAAACCAGCAGTACGAATACCAGACTTAACATTTGGTCCACCAAGCCCACGACGACCAAACGACGACACCAAAGGCTGAAAACCTTTAGTGTATCTTTCGTTTATATCAGTAATAGCCCTAGAACCACGCAACTGACCAAAAAAAGCCGACTGTTGATTTGCTGTACTTTGCTGTTTGCGTTTACGAATTGCAGCGTTAGCAGCAATTCCGTAATCGCCATATTGTGCAGATATGTCACTCATCGTTTTTCCTTCTTCAAAGTATCAATCTCAGTCTGTAGTCGGGCAAGTTCTTTCACCAATGATTGGATTATACCAACCATTGCTGAACCGTTATATTGCGTGGACAACAAGTTAATAGCAGCAGGATTCCAAGCCATTACTGTGCTTCCAGTGCTGCCAGTCGTGCTTCAAGAGTGTCAACTTTAGCAGATAGTTCTTGTATGGCTTTTATAGCCAATGCAGTCATTGCTTGGTCTTTCCACATTAGAGGAACATAAACACCATCAGTAAGTTTATGGTGTACCAAATCTGGTAAAACTTCTGCTACTTCTTCAACAATAAAACCGTACTGGTCTTGGGTTTGCAAATCGTAAACATCTTCTTCCCATTCAGTGTTTACCATCATGTCTTTCCACTTAAAGTTTTTTGGTGAAAGAGAGTTAACAATCTCAAGAGAGTCACCCATGGGTCGGATGTTTTCTTTATATTCCCTACGGGATACACCGCTTGCACTGTTTTGACAAACATAACCGTCTGACCTGACAACCAATGCCTTAACAGATGCTGAACTAGTTAATGTGTATTCGGAAGGAAAGTTTATTGAGTCGCCACCACTTAAATATATACCTGTATGAGTAACACGGTTGTATGTGTTTAACTCTTGGTTAGCACCAGGACCTGCAGGACCCTGAGGACCAGTAGCACCCGTACTACCAGTACCACCCTGTGGTCCCTGAACACCTTGCGGACCCTGAGGTCCCTGTGGACCCGTAGGACCTTGTGGACCCGTAGGACCCGTAGCGCCCGTAGGTCCAGACATTTGAACACCAGCAGCAAGTTTACCAACAGTAATAGAAGCATCAGCAATCTTAGCCGTAGTCACACCAAGGTCAGCAATTTTACCTGTAGTAACATTCAAGTTTAAAATCTTTGCAGTAGTAATAGCATCAGAAGCAATATCACCAGCAACAATAGTACCATCAAGAATTTTGGCTGTAGTAATAGCACCATCAGCAATATCGCCAGTAACAATAGTACCGTCAAGAATCTTATCCGAAGTAACCGCACCAGTAGCCAACTTAGCATTAGATACCGCACCAGCGTCAAGATTGACACCAGTAGAAACTGCTTCCGCAAAAGATTTTACAATACCAAAGTTGGTATTAACCTGTGATGCTTGTGCAGGTGTTCCTGCGACAAAAGTATTTAAACCAGAAATAGTAGCCATGTTACCCCTTTACCCTTCTTGGAACCCATTTGTATCCAATGCTGTTAATTCCCCATGGCTTTTCTAATTCGCCAGTGAAGTTTAATTGAACTGTCCGTGCCAGTCCAAGATTTTGTGCTGTTTTAATGCTTCCACCAAGAACAGAACCAGACCATACCGCTTGGTAAATGTTTTCTCCAGCGCCTTCAAGGGTCCAGTTCTGACCCCATTTCAAACCAACAGCAGTACTAGTTAGTTCAAGGTTGAATTCTCGTTTCTGAGAACCATCAGCCTCTTGATAGTCATGGTAAACCTTGACATTAACACTTTGGGTTGAAGCAGTTTCACGCATAACTAAATCAGGACGGCGGAACATTTTGCGTTGCAAAAATGAACCAGCGTCAAACCATTTAGTTCTATATGTAGTCACATAACCATCAACATCACCATTAACCTTAATAGCATCAAAGTTTTGTTTATACTGGTCAACCTGAACAACAGACTGAACAACAGGATGGCACGCCAGCCGTTGTTCCTGTCCAGTGTCATTGCGGAAATCTATACCACCACGAACACCATAACCATCTGATGTAGAAAACATTGTGTAAGAACCCATAGATGGGTCGTACACAATGTTGATTGTTTCAACAGAAACAGAGTCAGTAACAGAATAAGGCGCAGACATCCAAAGGCGACGCCCCATCCAAGACAAAGAAATCTTGTTTGTAATGTTGGTGTTTATATAGCCAAGGTCAAAAGCGGGACGGAGTGGTTCAAAAATGTTATTAATAGTTGAACCGTCAAAAAAATGTATTCCTTTACGGTTGGTATAAAAGAAAACACCTTCTTGGGCAACGACAAAAGAGTCAGAACCAGAACAACCAACATCGCTGGATATTTGAATAACTCTAAAATCGGTTGAATCATAACCAAGAATATAATAAATAGCGTAATCTTTAAAAACAACCAACCCGCCATTAACAACACAAATACCAGTTATACGGTTGCCGCCGCCCTCAACATCAATATAATCTATACTTCTCCAGTTGTGTGGAATATCTTCATAAGACCAGCGCACTCTGTTGGGGTGGTCAACCCCAACTTCGTTAGTTCCAGCAACAAACATGCGATTAGCATGTGCAGCAATAAAGTTAGCCTTAGGCATTTTTAAGTGAGCAATATTGGCACTGTTTTCTTGCCAAGGGTCGGGTGCTGAACCGCTAGGAGTAAAAGTAGTAGAAACACTAGGTGTTGAACCAGCAGACATTGTGCCGTTCCATTTATATCCACCATCACCAGCCTGTCCAGTAACCATATACAAATCAGTACCCCAAGACGCAGCAGAAATACCATCCTCGGCAGTACCGACAATGTCCCCGCCACTATGAGTCAAAGCAGTCCATGCAGTACCAGTATAATAAAAAATCTTTGTGTCGTTAACCAGCAACAATCTGGGCACTGCACTATAAAAAGGAATCAAACGATGAGGGGACCAAGTACCCGCAATCGTTGAAGCAGTCAAGCGTGACATTCCACCACGACTAAAAACACCACCACGAGGGTCAACTTCAACATTAAGCATCTGAGGAGATTCATTGTCTTGCAACTGAAACTGGTCAGAACGCAAATTTAAACCACCAGTAAAATCTTTTTGCTCAAAAATTTCAATAGACATTATAGATTCCAATTTGCACGGTTACTACCCAGCGATTTAATCCATCCGTTATATGAACCATTTCTTTGCATACCAGCCGACAACAACATAGGGTTATGACTAGTGGGTGTTGTAGCAGTTTTCAACGCCAAAGCAACACCCTCATCAAAAGAACCTTTATACATTTGAGCCATCGTAGTATCTTCTAACTGCTGATAAACACGACTACAAGCATAATAAACCAAAGCAAAATGCAAACTAGGACTAGCATCCACATCGCCACCATCGGTTTGCCAATCAAACGGTTCACGATAGCCACGACAAACCAACTCACGAGAATCATTAGGTGTAGGATACAAATGAATAGACCCACCCCACACAGCATAAAACAATGGGTTAGATGGCGAATCATAAGCACCAATATAGGTTTGCTCAGCCATGTCAAAACCAACCATAGACAAACGAACACCAGACTGGGTGTTGTCTATAATGCTGGATATTTGACCCAAAGGCTCACCAGTTATAGTAGAAATCTCATACGCACGAACATTTTCCTGAGTATTAAAAGTAAACGAATACTCCAAAAACGACCAGCGTTTTTCCATATCCAAAATACGATAATAACCATCACGGATATAAAGATTCAACAAAGAATCCGACAAATCCACCGCATCCAAATCCGTAATGTCACGAACAGCCTGACGAATATCGGCTGCCGTCATAGTATTATACGCCATCAACAACCTCCGCCAACGCTACGGTTTCCTGCTTAGCCAAACGACGACCATGCCCAGCACAATACTCAGAACCCTTAGTGCGGAAACCCTCGCAAGAATCATTCTCAGCAGAACACTTATTGCCCCGACCCAAATAAGGACCAGACGGTGGAGCCAAAGAAGAACCAGCCATCTGACCAGCAGGCAGCGTCCCATACACAGGAACACCATAAAGGGCATGGGAAGGAACAGAACCGATAATACTCATACCAATAAGGGTTTCGTTCTAATTACTTCTTTTTAAGAAGAAAATCAATCAAATTCTGTTGGGCAACCTTCTTCTGCTTAGGACTTTTAGCAGCATCCACAGCCTTGCGTAACTCACCAGCCTGAACAGACGGACCCTTTTTCAGGGCTGCCAACCGTTCAGCATCTTTGGTTTTACGGATAGCCTCACGCTCCGCATAAGTCAAAGCAGACTTAGGCACCTTTTGTCCACGCCCCATTAACTCCCTGTCGCCCTTAATAACACCCTTAGTCTTATCCGCCTCATAAGACCCCTTGGAGGGCTTAGGAGGGCGCATAGTAGCCTTGGAAGGGACTGCAACAATAGAACCCTTAACATCAACAGGCTTAGCATCGGTCTTTGGCTTGGACAACGGCTTTGAATCAGTGCCACCAGCAATCTTTATAGACCGACGACCCTGACGCTCCGCTTCACGAATCTCGGCAGCAGTCTTAGGCAGAGTGCGACCCTTGAGCGACGGTGCCCGTGTGGGGCGAGGAGGAGTGGACATAACCTTCTTGGGTTTAGTAGGTCTTGGCGGTGCAGGTTCAGGTTTTACTGTACCAGTCGCTAACGGTTTACCAAGTTTCTTAGGCTTAACAGGCGCAGTTGGCTTTACTTTAGGGAAAGCAGAAGAAGGAAAGTCAGCATATTTTGTGGAGTTAGCCACTTCAGCAAATGACTTCAACGACTTCGGCATTGATTCCACTTGACGGGTACCAATCTTGCGTGCAGTTGGTGCTTGGTTTTTTATGATTTTAGTAATCAGTTTTACCAAATCTTTAGGAATTGGAACTTTAACATTAGGTTTCTTAGCCATAATTATTTCTTCTTTATAGTAGGAGCAGAATCAACCGCTTTATTCAACACAGCAGAACCACCAAGAATTGCCGCACCCTTAACAGCACCACGAGCCAGTTTTGCCGACTTATAATACTTAGCGCCCTTAATGGCACTATTTACCACTTTGAAACCTTTACCATAAGGAATAAGCCAAAGACCAGTATTTTTTGCAACATCTTTATAACCCTTACTTGGGTCACCTAACTGCGATTTCATCGTACTTGTAACAGCCTTAACGCTTTTGTTTCCAGCCTTAGAAACAGTCTGTGCCGATTTGTTGCTAACGCTTTGAACTTGATTCAACCTTGCAGAAGCCATTGCCGAACCACCACGAGGTGCAGGTTTGTTAAACAACTTACTTGCAGCGTTAAGAATGTCTTTTAAGTCCTGTGGTTTTTTAGGTGGCACTAGCGGAAACCAGTACGGTCCTGATGTGCACGCAAAACCTTACGGGCTTCACGCTTAGCCTCAGGAGTTGTAGCACTAGCAACAGCCTTCTTCAACTCAACATTTTTCTGACCATCAGTAACAACACGCTTAGCAACACCCTTGTTAATACCAGTAGATTCAGATGCTGCCTTTTTAGCAGCATCCTTACCGACATACTTAACTTTGCCAGTAGTGCTTACATAACGACCAGTACCTCGTTTAGCCATAACTTCACCACGACCAATTTGTTTACCATAAGAAGAAACAATTTTGTCGTCTTTTGCTTTCTGAACAAAAGCAGCAGACAACTTGGCATTTTCTTTACTAGCCTTAGCATTTTTCTTTGCGCCAGATGCTGCTGGTTTGTTTACACTACCATCCCAGTTTTTTCCTTTAGATTTCATCTCAGCCATATGTTTCTTGGACATTCTGGTAGTTGTGTTCATGTCATCCCATTTAGAATCGGTACGCTTTAACTGTGTACGCAATTTTTCACCTCTAGTAGAAGCCTTGTCAACTGCAGCACGGGCAGGATTACCCTTAGGCTGCATATAACCAGTTTTAGATTCTAGTTTTTTTACAATCTTTTTAGCCTGACTTTGTTTAGCCATTCCTTTAGCACCAGAAAGTGCCTTAGATATAATGCGACCTAAATCATCACTGATGGGTCCGAGAGAGATTGCTGGTTTCTTAGCCATAATGTTTTGTCCTAGCCTAGATTATTATAATATTTATGTGAACAAGACAATGGGGGGACACACAATGTGTGACCCCCCATAATGCCCCGTATAATTACGCTGTTTTAGCGGTCAACTTACCCTGACGCTTACGGTTACGAACCGTGAGGTTTCCGTAGCACAAGATAAGTGCATAACGGGCATCCATGTTTTCAGGGCGAACAAACGCCGTGTTTTCAAACCACTTACCAGAATGACCGACAAGTGAAAGGTACTTTGAGTTGATGAAGAACATAGTGCCAGCAGGCGCAT